AGATAAGGGTGAGATGTCATTCTCTCGTAAGAAAGATATCGAGAAGAGAATGGAGAAGCCTGCCATACAAGCAAGAATAGATCGTAATGCTCGTAAGCTTATAAAAGTCGTTCGAAAGCAAGAGATGGAACGTAAACGCAACCGAGGCAAAGGCGATAAAAAGTGATTAAAAATTTCAGTCAATACCTTGTTGAAGAGGAACGCGAAGTATATTTCACGTTTGGTCGTATGAATCCACCTACGGTGGGACACGGCAAGGTAATGGATGCGTTAGCGATGAAGTCTGGGAAATCAGACTATAAAGTATTTGCGTCACAATCACAGGACGCAAAGAAGAATCCGCTATCGTACTCCGATAAAATCAAACACACTCGTAAGATGTTTCCGAAACATGCACGGAATATCATGGTAGATAAGTCTGTTAAGACCGCTATCAACGCCATGGTCGCACTGTATGACCAAGGTTATAAGTCAGTAACTATGGTTGTCGGTGACGACAGAATTACAGAATTCGAAGTCCTGTTGAACAAGTACAACGGACAGAAAGCAAGACATGGTTTTTATAATTTCAAGAATATCAGAATAGTATCTGCCGGTAAGAGAGATCCAGATTCTATTGGTATTGAAGGTATGTCAGCTTCAAAACAAAGAGAGAACGCATCTAATAATGATTTCGTTTCTTTCTCACAGGGTGTTCCTAAATCCATGTCCAATCCAGACACACGTAAGCTATTCAACGACGTGCGTAGAGGTATGGGATTAAAGGAAGCCAGTGAATTCCGTAATCACCTAGAACTAGAGACAGTATCCGAAACACGAGAGAAGTTCGTGCAAGGTGAATTGTTCGAGGTAGGGGATATGGTAGTAATCAAAGAAAGTGATGAGGTTGCTACTATATCCGTCCTAGGTGCAAACTACGTTATCGTTGAAACCAACGATGGTAAGAAGATGCGCAAGTGGCTAGAGGCTGTGGAGTTGATCTCCGAAAATGTGTCCCAAGCGCAACTTAACGATTTAAAAAAGTTCAGTGATCGTATGTTGAAGAAGTTCAACATTGACATTAAATTTACACCACACTTTGCAGACCGTATGAACGATAAGAGAAATGACCCTGCTATCAAGGTAACAGAACTCCAACGTCTGCTTAAGAAAATTGTAAAGAATAAGGGCAAAGGCATTAAGCAATATGGAGATACCGATATCCAGCCAGTATTGAAAGATATACAGTCTGATATAAACATCCCCGTTGTTGTGAAATATGATGACGGTAAGTTTCAAGTATATGGTAAAAGTATCATGCGTAAAAAAGATTATAGGACAGATGGTCCTATAATCAGGTATGAGTCACAGGATCCAGATATCAAAGACCGTGAGGGTACTCAACCATCTCGCTACCACAAGGGACTTGAAAAGTCTACTAAGGTAAAGCGTGATGCACACTTCAAGAAACATGGTAAGAAAGCAGACGACGATTCATCTGCATATAAACCAGCGCCTGGAGATAAGACCGCTAAGACTAAACCATCCAAGTACACCAAGTCATTTAAAGACATGTACGATGAAGATTGTTGGGATGGGTACAAAGAAGTTGGTATGAAGAAGAAAGGGAACAAGATGGTCCCTAATTGTGTTGCAGAAGAAAACGATATACTAGAAAACTGGGTAACTGATTTAATGCATAAGATCGGAGCCAAGACTGTTAATAAGAATAAATACACTAAAGTTGCACAGTATATCAAAAAAGAATTGAAGAAGTCTGGTGACGGAAGGTCTCATGAATTCCATGCCGCGAATGCAATTCGTAAATTTGGACTGGATATGGATCGCAAAGCACTTGCACAAATGATCGGAGATTTGGCATGATAAAATTTAAACAATATCTCAGTGAAAAGAGATATGGAATGTATGATACCCTAGATCTTGATGAAGGTCCAGATGGTATCGCAGCGAAGTCAAAGAAGTCTGGTATATCATCGGACACTTTGCGTAAAGTATATAATAGAGGGGTTGCTGCATGGAAAACGGGTCACCGCCCAGGCACCACACCACAACAATGGGGAATGGCAAGGGTTAACGCTTTCATCGTCAAGAAGAAGAAAGGCGGCCTCAACCATGACAAAGACTTAGCATAAAACTTAAAGGAATTTAGAACAAATGGCAAATCAAATTTTAGCGGGTGCGGTGTTTAATGCCGGTCAAGTAATTGCCGGTGTAGACGCAGACAACCCACCATACGTAGGACCACCAATTCCGACCTATTTGATGGCACGAGTGGCTGAAGGTAACAGAACTTCTGGTACTAACAAATATCTGGAAAGACTGTACTTGTTTGACGTATATGACATCGATGCGGACCCTATCATAATCCATAACCCTAACGGCAGCGATACTGACCCGTGGGGTGGATATAGTGATCGGTTCGGGGAGAGTGTCGTAGCATCCAACCATACTCAATTATTTATTTCAGCTGATTATGAGGATCTTGGTGGATTTATCAATCAAGGTGTAGTATATGCTTACGATAAGTCCGACTTAACCACTCCTGTCGCAACATTAACAGAACCATCACCTCAAGAGTATGGTTATTTTGGTAATTCTATAGCGGCCAATGATACACACCTGTTTGTTTCTGCAAGAGGTCGTCGTCAAATTTATGTTTATGACGTTAGTGATTTATCTGCGGCACCAACAATTATTACGGACACCAGGCCTACAGTCAACACACAATACGATTTTGGTAGATATATGTCTGCCAATGACAATCATCTAGTTATAGGTGACGAAGCCTACAATGATAATTCCAGTCCTAATTCTAATTATGGAAATGTTTCTATATATGATTTATCCGACCTATCATCACCAATACACCTAACTGATCAAGATCTTCAAGGAAATTGTGATTATATGGGTCTACGTATTTCAAATGATGGAAGTCAGATCTATGTGGGCGTAAATGCGTCGTACAATCCTGATAATTCGACTAATCATTATGGTCAGATGCAGATACGAGATATAACAACCGGAAACCTTGTATCTACTATAAACTATCCATCTCCAAATAATGACTGGTCTGCATTTGCCTCTCAAGTAGTAGAAACTAATGATAAGTTTATCATAAGTGCTATGCTTGAAAAAGTAGGGAGTGACAATCAACAGGGTAGGGTTTATGTATATGATAAGTCAAACTTGTCTTCCCCTAGTCAGATAATAACAGCACCGTTATCTAATAATACTGATCAAGGTTCCGATCGATTTGGTGCATCGATGGTCTCAGATGGAGATTATCTATATGTTTCGGATAGAGGAAGTGCAGGTGCAGGATCTGTTTATCAGGTATGGAATGCTGCAGGATCATACATATGGAAATATGACCTAAGTGACCTATCTGCGACACCTTACAGAATTGACGAACCTAATGTTGACCGATCAGAACACGTTCAACAATTCAGCACTAGATTACATATGGTTCAATTCCCATTCCCACCACCGCCAGCTCCACCAGCTCCATCTTTCGCATGGCAGTTCGGTGATAATGGATCTTCATATGCAACTTATGAAGGTGGTTCTCTATCTCACAGCAACGGTGATGCTGGATGGACGATTGAATTCTGGGCGAACACCGATGGTGTTAACCCAGGCAACGATAATCTGATAGAATTCTCTAACGGACACACTATCGCTATAAGTGGTTGGGATGGCGGAACTGAAATAATGTTCCGTGATGGCGGCAGTGGAGACGTCAACATGACGTGGGACGGACAAATATGGCAAGAAGCAGGGTGGAACCACTGGGCTATCGTTAAGTCTCCAGCGATTACGGTCAATGGAAACCCAACAGCTTCCGTAGACTTATACCTGAATGGTGTTAAGCAAGGCGGATATGGTGGAAGTTACGGACACGATAGGAACTACGGCACTACCGGAACTCACAAGATTGGTGCATTCTTCGGTGGAATGTTGTTTGACTTCCGTATAAGTTCTGCTGCGCGTTATAGTGCAGACTTTACTCCGCCAGCTGCAGCTTTCATATCAGACGCTGACACTGAACTGTTAACTCTGAACAAAGAAACGTTAACTACGGCAACACCAGTCAATATTACACCAGACAGTGATCATCCATTCTAACTAAGGTATCATAAGGAATAAATATGAGTAAGACTAAGAAACCTCGCAACAAAAAGATGTCTCAAGAGAAACGAGAAAGGTTGCAGTCTACTAGTTCTGAAAATAATAAGTTTAACATGACGGGGTCGCAAGGCCCCAGTCTCAAATTAAATAATACAAACCGCGCTCCGTCTAAGGTATTTCGAGGCGCATCCAGAGGAAGTTAAAGTGAAAACATTTCAGGAATTAAGAGAAGGTAAGGTCACTGCTGCGCTTGAGTCTGTCGAAGAGTCGGTACAGCTTGGTCTAACAGAGGCAACAGTATCACGGTCTGACTTTGAGAAGTTAAAGAAGGGAATGCGAATTGAGATTGATTTCGGTTCTTCTATTAGTTCTAGTCAGAAGCGAGTTTTCACTGTAAAGAGTACATCCCGTAGTGCAAAGTACAATGTCGACAAGATTAATATGACCATTGATGGTAAAGGTAAGTACCATCTATACAGTCGTAATGGTAAGGACGCGACTCTTGCACTAGGTAATATGGCTGCGAGTATCAAATCATATAAGATTTTAGGTACTAATGAGTCGGTCGAACTTGACGAAGCCGCAGATTTTGAAAAGATATCTAATGAACTCTTGAAACATAAGAGTAAGGGTATTGAGTTCGAGAAGGCCGCGGCATTCGCACGTGTTATGTTTATGAATTCTTCTTTAAGGGTACAGGATAAGGCATTCATGGGTTTGACTAAGTTGCTCAAGGATATGGACGACTTGGTAAAGAAGACCACTATTACTAAAATCCTAAAAGATAACGGATTCAGGGTAAAAGGTGGTAAACTTATGCGTGAAGGGTTAGAGGACTCAGTAGAATCGCTTGATGAAAATTACCGAACTCTTGCAACTAAAGGCATGGGCGCAGAGACAAAGAACTCAATCAACGTTGGAAGAGGTGTTGATTTCTACGAACCTAAGAATGGCGATAAGAGAATGGGCAAGATCACTAAGATGACCAAATCTGGTTATGTGGTCAAGGACGAAAAAGACGGTAAGTCTTATACATTCTCTTTCCACGATAGCGCCAAGGCAAAAGCATTACTTGCAAAATGAAAAAGTTTAAACAGTACATAGAAGAAGGTTGTTGTGAGGCGTGTAAGTCTCTCGACGAAGAATTAGAGATCACCGAAGCAGAACATCAAGGTAGAAAAGTTACTTTGAACAAACCTGTACGTGGTGGTTCTAAGAAGTTTTACGTATATACAAAGAACGAATCGGGTAATGTAGTCAAGGTTTCATTCGGTGATCCGAATATGGAAATCAAGAAAGACAACCCGGCTCGTCGTAAAAGTTTTAGGGCAAGGCATAATTGTGCAAATCCTGGCCCTAAATGGAAAGCACGTTATTGGTCATGTAGGGCGTGGTAATTTAAAATTATAAATAGACCACGTAAACTCAATTAATAAGTCAACACAGAATAATTATATCAACTTATATTAATTATATCAAATACGACTTATATTATAAACATTTATGGGCTACTCGAAAATGCCAGATAATAACCAAATAATTACAGATCATGTGCAACGTGAAGAACAACGCCTCGCAAGAATCGAGGACAAGATAGACAAGCTTTCCGATGCAATGATCGATTTGGCCAGGGCAGAAGAAAAACTCATTAACATAGAAAAAGCGAATTCACAACATTTCGAAAGAATGAATCGATTCTCCATGCGTATGGATGATATCGATGATGTTGTTCAAGAGCAAGGTAAAACCGTCAAGGTAATGCAGTACATCATTACTCTAACTGCTACTATCTTTGCTGGTTTAGTTGTCAAAGTATTCTTTGACGCATAATATTTAACGGAGACTATGATGTCAGATATCAATAAAATTATGGAGGCGTATTTGGGAATGGTCTCCGAAGCGAAAATTCGTGATAAGAAAGGTATTCAAGGTAAGGACGGTAAGCGATATACTGTCCAGATGAACCAAGATAAAGGTAAGGTATCTTTCAAATTAACTAACGAATTTGGTGATTTCAAAACAGTTAGTTTTAAGCAAGCAGCAAAGATGTTCGAAGAGGCTGACCTTGAAGAAGCATGTGGGTACAAGAAAGTCAAAGAAGGCGAAGACTGTCCTAAGTGCGAAAACAAAGGTTGCGACTACTGCGAGAATGAAGTTGAAGAAGGTTTAGACCCAGTAGACGACGCAGAGAACGACAAGAAGTTCAAGAATCGTAAAGACAAAGACATCGATAATGATGGCGATGTAGATTCTTCGGATGAGTTCTTACACAAGAAGCGTAAAGCTACAGATGACGCTATTGATGGTGGTAAGAAACCTGCTGTTAAGGAAGAGAAAGACGAAGAAGAGTCCGACGAAGAACCAAAGGACAAGAAGAAGAAACCTTTCCCGCCTAAGAAAGACGATGGGGAAGAACCAGAGGCAGACGGAGATTCGGATATTAAAAAGAATCCTAAGACTGCTGATAAGAAAGCAGAGATTTCTAAGATTGAAAGTGTAGACACACGTTCTGCATTTGAGAAGATGTGGTCAGACATCGTTGAAGCAGTAGAACCTAAGAAAGATGCAGCTTCTGGTGAGAAACACGATGACCATTCATCTGAACATGACAAGAAAGTCATTGCAATGCATAAGAAGTCTGATAAAAAGATTGAAGATGCTGAAGAAGAAAGTCATGATGTTACTTTTAAAGCGGGTGGTAAGGATATGAAACAGTCTCCTGCTCGTGGTGGCGCTGATAATCTGAAGAACGGAGACAAGTCTCCAAAATAAATGAAACAGGATATATTATGTTTTCGGATATATTTCATTACATTCTAAATCTCTTTCGCCAGGACCGTCCAGATAGGGTGGTCTGTGGAGACCCTCGCACATCTTCTCGTATGATCGAAGATATGTCGAAGAAAGAGTTGGATACATTAGGTCGAGAGAACGGCGTTAGATTGGACCGTAGACGTAAGAAAGAAGTTCTGATTGCAAAATTAAAGGAAGCAGGAATCTATCACGGATAGATTATGTCTTTCAAATACTACGTATTAACTAGTGGTAATATAAAGACACTAGAACGTCAGTTTATTGCTCTGAAACCTAATGAGACCGTGGTTGTTATCAATACTCTAAATGAAGAGTACTCTGAAATCGCCACGCGTTTTTGTGTGTCCAATGATATAGAGCACTACGTCACAGAATCAGACGGCACACCATCGACAGGTAAAAACTCGTTACTCGATAAGTTCTTAGAAAGCGATAACGAGTATATGGTCCAAGTCGACGGTGATGATTATATCACTCCCTACGGTAGAAACCTTTACCGCACAGTTGCGCTAGGCGACTCTCCCCCAGACATCATATGTCTCGCAAATCAACTCTCAGTCCAGACTCCTCAAGACGGGTTCTTTGATCTGTTTTCAAAACAGGTAGATAGCAGGAGCGTGAAGAAAGATCATTTCTTTATACCCGTAAAACATACTGCTCACTGGACCCATGATTTAAATAAAAGAACTCGTAATACCCATGTTCCTAAAGTCAATGAGCAGGAAATACGTAAACTTATGAGACACAATATTCCCGAAGACATCGCAAGAGAGTGGATGTCGAACCGAAAGGTTTTGGAGGAATATACTGTGGACTATGGCGATATGATGAACACTCTGAATAGACTGGTGTTTTACTCACGTAAGGGTGCACAGCATACTAGATTTGACCCCGACCACAGGATAGGTGAGGATGTTCTACAGTACTACAAGTTAAAGAAACTCTCATATGATGGGGTTCTGGATATGCAAGTGCGCGACGAGAGGCCCAAGTACTCCTATCTGTATATGCAAGATTCTGCCAGTACAACACGGAGTGGTAACCTTGACCTATACTGGATAGCAGATCTTATTGACCACCTAAATAAGATTGAAATGTATCCAAGCGGATACAGGTTAAGGAGATTCAAAGATCCATATTATGAAGTTGAATAAAAATAATCTTGTCGTCTATGCTGCAAAGCACTACTATAATCCCACCCACATCGACGGAGAAGAATTCTTCGACGATCTGAAGAGGTTCAAGTATGTGAAGAGATTGGTGAATCGATACCACCAGAACGGAGACCTTGCAGAAAGACTTATCCTAAACCATTTGATCGTCATCTTTAATGTGTTTGGAAATGAAGCAGGTGTGGAGATGTTGGCAGTAAAAATACCGTTAGAACAGTGGCCGACTATCAAACCCTTCCTTGTTTTTCTCCAAGCAATAAGAAATGATGACATTACAGGTATCGAAATGGATAAATACGTAATAGATAAATTGAGAGAAATAAGATGGGCATCCTAAAGTCGGCTGCAGATGTAGTCTATACAATTCGTTTTCTGAAACTGCTGGTCACCAAGATAGAAGATACTGGTGCATTCAAGGCAGGGATCATCGATGCAGACGGAAATAAAGTCAAAGATTATGACATGGGGGATATGGATAAGCGCGATGCATACCGTACTCACTACACCTCGTTCCATCGTCTCGTGTTTAATCTAAAGAAACTTATGGCTAAGGTCCCAGGCGGTTCCTCTATTGTCGCACGGTATGGTGCTGCACTTGCACTAATCAAAGAAGACGGTGATCTGTCTGATAAACAGATTCAAAAGATTCATGAAGAGACTGGTGTCGATATCATGGATGTGCTACTTGAAAACTCTCAGTGGTATGTACTGGACAATGGTAACTTAGGTCAAGGTATGTACCGTATGGCAGAAAACTCTGTACTATCGGGTGGAGAAGATATGGTACGTAAAGGGGATCAAGTACGGGTCACCGAAGACAATTTATGTCACGATATTCTAGGTATACCTGTATTCGAGGGTACTCACCTACGCACAGGTAAACGCATATTATTCTCATCAAACGAGATACGAAAATGAAAACATATAAAGAATTCATGAAGCAGTTCCAAGAAGAGATAACGAACAACACTTCTGGTGTCGCAGGCACAGGGGAAGATTCCGATACTGTAATCGTACGAAAAAAGCATGACCGCAAAAAGAAGCGCAAGGATGCCGCCGCAGTATTGAAACGAGTGTTTCCAAATAAATTTTAAAAAAAGTTCGATTTACCCCTTTACAAACCCAACATAATACTATATAATTCTACACTTAAATTAAGGATTGTATTATGTTGGTAATAGACCAAGTTGACTATTTCATAGTCTTGCTAGAAGACCTTCTTGACACTGATTACGACAGGCTGCAAAGCATGTTTGATGAGGACAAGTGCATCTACGTCCCAATGGACGGTGAGTCTACATCCCAACTTAATCCCGAAAGATTCCTAGTAAAAAATCCTCAGAGCTCATTTAGAAATCATCTATTATGGGAGGGTCTCTTTGACCCCGAAGAACAGTCACTGTACCTTGAAAGGTGCTGTAAGAAGTTCTGGGAGACCGGAAAGCAGATGATAATAGAAGATTACGACTATCAGGAAGACGAACCGTTCTACGACTATAGCAAGTGAACACTCTTCCTTCTCACTTAAAGAACAATAAAGTTTTGTATGATGCTCTGTCAGGTATTGACAAAAGGGTCTATACAGAGTATAATGTACCGTATTGCACATATGAAAGCAATATAGTTTTCTTCATCATTATAGGTGATAGCGAAAAGACAAGAAATGACTGGAATCTTGCAAAAGAACATTGTATAGATAAGGGTGTCGTCTTAGAGTTTTCTATCTTTACTGAAGATGAATATAATAACTGGGTCCATGATTTTTTCCCAGAACATAAATTACTTGAAAGCGGTTTCTTCTCCCTGAACGAGGATGGGCCCAAACTTTTGGAATACTAATGACAGTTGATGTAGATTATGATAGAGACGAACTGCTTACTGACTATGCAGTAGGAATGTTAAAAGATTTTTACATGACCGATGGTGAAGACTCACCACAAGATGCATATGCGAGAGCATCAACCGCATGGTCAATGTACAAAGGGCAACTAGACGAAGTACTTGCACGACGACTTTATGAGTATGTTTCTAAGAAGTGGTTTATGTTTGCTTCACCTGTACTGTCTAATGCTCCTTCCGATGAAGGTAAATCGAAGGGACTACCCATCTCATGTTTTCTTACCTATGTACCAGATACTCTAGAAGGACTCATTGAGCATTCATCCGAACTAAGATGGTTATCTGTGATGGGTGGTGGTGTCGGTGGACACTGGGGAGACGTGCGTACGGTCTCTGACATCGCGCCTGGACCCATTCCATTCATGCACACTGTAGATGCGGACATGATTGCGTATCGTCAGGGTAAGACACGTAAGGGGTCTTATGCGGCATACTTAGATGTGCATCATCCAGACATTGTAGAATTCCTAAATATCCGTATACCGACAGGTGACGTTCAACGGAAAGCTCTGAACATTCACAATGCTATAAATATCACAGATGAGTTTATGGCTGCGGTCTTAAACAACACAAATTTTGACTTGCGTGATCCGAAAGATGGCATAGTAAAAGAATCCATCAATGCACGTAAGTTGTGGGAACGAATCCTTGAGGTACGTTTCCGTACGGGTGAACCGTACTTGAATTTCATTGACACTGCGAATCGTGCACTCCCGATGCCACTGAAGGAAAAGGGTCTCAAGATTCACGGGTCAAACTTATGTAACGAGATTCACTTGCCGACAGGTCCAGACAGGACTGCGGTATGTTGTCTCTCATCACTCAATCTAGAATACTATGATGAGTGGAAAGATACCAACATCGTGCGAGACCTTATTCGCATGTTGGATAATGTTCTTGAGTACTTTATCGAGAACGCACCAGACAGCATTTCACGTGCAAGATACTCTGCTGCTCGTGAACGCTCGATTGGATTGGGTGCAATGGGATTCCATTCACTCTTACAGAAACACTCTGTCGCTTGGGAGTCTGATAAAGCACGAGAGATAAATAAGGTTGTCTTTCAGAATATCAACAAACAAGCAACAGAAGAGTCACGGCTCCTTGCGAAAGAGCGAGGTGAATACTCAGACGGTTTAGGTTCAGGAATGCGTAATGCGCATCTAATAGCAATAGCACCAAACGCGTCGTCGGGAGTCATTTTATCAACGTCACCATCGATTGAACCACTGAAGGCATGTGCTTATACGCATAGAACTCGTGCTGGTTCTTTCCTAGTGAAGAATGTTTATCTGACCCAACTCCTCAAAGAGAAGGGTCATGATAACGAATCTACGTGGTCCAGCATTATCACCAAGAAAGGGTCGGTGCAACACCTACCTTTCCTTAACGAAGGTGAGAAGGCAATCTACAAGACCGCACAAGAACTAGACCAGAATTGGGTGGTGACACACGCGGCAGACCGACAACCATTTATTTGTCAGGGTCAGTCAGTCAATCTCTTTTTCCCTTCCGGTGCCCCTAAGCGATACGTCAATAAGGTGCATTTTAACGCGTGGAGAAAAGGGTTGAAAGGTCTATACTATTTGCGCACAGAGGCAAGTTCTCGTGCGGAGACGGTATCAGACAAAGTCGAACGGGTTGCATTAATGGATGACAACCGGACGATAATCTATGGAAAGGCTAACTGTCCTTGGTGTACCAAAGCCAAAGAAGAGTTACTCTTACAGGGAGTACCATTCGATTACATAGACCTTGAGGTCATCAAGAAGACGGCCTCAGAGGTCACTGGTCGAAAAGATGTTACGACGGTCCCTCAGATTTACATAGAAGGAAGATACATTGGTGGTTATGAAGATCTTATGCTCCAATTGAAAACGGACATCACACTGTCTGTAGATGATGGAGACGAATGTCGAGCTTGTGAAGGATAGGGGCAGATGCCTTACATACAACTTATAATACAGGTCTATTATGTCGTTACTTAAATTTTCAGAAACATATAAACCGTTCCTATATCCTTGGGCGGTTGAACTAACAAAGAAACACGAAGAGATCCATTGGATCGAAGATGAAGCAGAATTGTCCGAAGACGTACAGGATTGGAAAACCAAACTGTCTGAAGATGAGAAAGTATTCATCACACATGTACTACGATTGTTCACGCAGTCAGACGTACAGGTAGGTGAGAACTACCACGAACTATTAATACCAAAGTTCAAGAATAACGAGGTGCGTAACATGCTGTCCTCGTTCGCAAACCGTGAAGGGGTACACCAACGTGCGTATGCTCTTCTTAATGATACTCTAGGTCTACCAGATGAAGAGTACCATGCATTCTTAGAATATACTGAGATGGCAGACAAGATCAATTTCATGAAAGACGGTAACGTCTCTAGTCATATGGGTCTTGCACTTGCGTTGGCACAGTCTGTGTTCAACGAAGGTATGTCAGTATTCGCATCGTTTGTCATGCTACTAAACTTCCAACGTTTTGGAAAGATGAAGGGTATGGCGACAATCGTGGAATGGTCCATCCGTGATGAAACTATCCACGTACAGGGTAACGCAAAGTTGTTCCGTGAGTTTACGGATGAACACCCACGTATCATCAATGATGAACTCAAGTCAAAGATATATCAGATGGCAGAGAATGCTGTCGCACTAGAAGACAAGTTCATTCAACTTGCGTTTAAAGGTAACAATGTACAGGGTCTAACCAAGAAGGAAGTACGCGACTACATACGTCACATTGCTGACCGTCGACTACTTCAGTTAGGTCTGAAGCCATTGTTCAAACAAAAAACAAATCCTCTACCGTGGTTGGATTGGGTACTGAATGGAGCATCACACGACAACTTCTTTGAGAAACGTGTAACCGAATATTCAGTAGCCGGTATGGAAGGTGAAGACTACGGATGGGAAGAGTTGGAAGCAGAGGTAGCATAGGTGGATAAAGAGTACACCATTGAGTGTCCTATCTGCGATATTGAAACTGTGATACGGGTACCTTATGAAGATGAGGTGCCCCGTCATTGTCCTATGTGTGGCGCAGATGCAGACGCAGTACAGGAAGATGAATATTAATTATGGATCTTAAAGATGTGATTAGAAATGTACCGGACTATCCTATCAAGGGTGTTCAGTATAAAGATATAAGCGGTATATTGGTGAACCCTCGTGCGTTTGAATATAGTATAGAAAGTCTGATGAAATTCTGTACTACACGAGGTATCACCGATATAGTGTCACCGGACGCCAGGGGATTCCTTTGGAGTTCTCCTATAGCGTTTCTACTGGGGGTACCGCTCCATATGATACGCAAACCAAACAAACTACCACCCCCACGAAAGTCTAAGTCGTACGACTACGAGTACGCTAGCGGGGTGTTACAAATTAAAGCTGACGCAAAACTCAACTCTAATAGTAACGTATGTATCATCGATGATGTCAATGCGACCGGAGGTACAGCACTTGCAGTCTCTGAGTTGTTGAAAACCTTTGGTGTTGAAAACATGTGTTATGCGTCTGTTATCGACCTTGCCTTTCTTGGTGGGTCATCAAAATTAGATATGGACACTTTTAGTGTAGTAACCTATGACTGAAATTAAGGACCTTATTCTCATCGCCCTAGAACTAGAAGCACCTAGGATGTCTAAGTGGAACAATGTATTCTTCACTGGAGTCGGTAAAGTAAATGCAGCGATGACTGCTGCAAAACTAATCGAGAGACATAAACCAGAGAGGGTATTCAACTTCGGTACTGCCGGAGGTATCACAATAGACGGTGGTCTGCATAGAGTAGACAAGTTCGTGCAACGCGATATGTCATGTGCGGGTCTAGGATACAGTCCTGGCCAGACACCATTCGAGGACGGAGTCATCTTAGGTCACGTTCATGATATAGAGTGGGAAACCGGAAAGATTTGCAGTACGGGAGACAACTTTGTTGCAGATCCAAATCTTGAGATTCCTGCTGACCTAGTAGAGATGGAAGCATATGCTATCGCAAAAGTCTGTCAGGATGCAGATGTAGAATTTCATTGTTACAAATATGTCAGTGACCAAGCGGATGATGAAGCAGCACAAGAATGGTCCAAGACAGTATCCCAAGGTGAACCATATTTCATACGGACTTACATGACCTATAAGTAGGTGCATGGAATGGCTATTTGAAGACACATTGTTCGATCCCGAAGAATCCTTTTTAGAAGACTATCAAGGGTTCGTCTACCTCATCACTGAACTTAGTACTGGTAAAAAGTATATCGGTAAGAAGTTCTTTTGGAAGCCTAAAACACTGCCAGTGACCAAGACACGAAAGCGCAAAGTTAAGACGCGAGTAGTGTCAGACTGGAAGAAATATTTTGGTTCAAGTCAGGAAGTAAAATCCCTAGTTGAAGAGAAAGGTGCAGAGAATTTCAAAAGAGAGATTCTGAAACTCTGCCGCACCAAAGGGGAGTGTTCGTACTACGAAGCAAAACTACAGTTCGAGTACGACGTTCTACTCAGGGATGATTTCTACAACGCGTTCATTGGATGCAAGATCCACGCGAAGCATCTACCCAAAGATTAGATGCGGTCGAAACCGCACATTGCAACTTTGTACTTCTCATTACCAAGAAGCATCTGGTCACCCATCGAGGTAGACCGCAAACCATACGTCACACCTTCGTGAACCGGAAGGTCTGCCATCACAGTCACATCTTCTGAATAGTCTGGGTTATTTTCGATGTCATCACGACTCCATGAACCACCAAGGTTCTGGGTGCGGTGATATGCATACTCAAGGGCTTCATCACCAGTACGATTGCCGACGGCAACAAAGGCAACAGTTCGGGGCGAATCTTCAAACGCGGTGTGGATAACAGCAACTTTCATATATTGATACCTTTATTAATTTATGTAGCCATTGTACATGTTTTTGAAACAGATGTAAAGGGCATGGTTAGATTATTTTAGCATATACAAAAAGTTCTTATGCCAAAATGTTCTAAGAAAAGTGTTGACTTTATTTTAAAAACAGGTATAATAGCTACATAAATTAATGAGGTTACCTAATGACTTTATCTTACGAATGCGTTTTACAAAACTTTCCTACATGTGCTGGTATGGCAGTGGGCACCGCTGTCGTAGTGCGGGACGTTCCCGCATCAAGTAACTCAGGTGGTACCGCAACACTTGAGGTAATCCGCCTCACAGACTCGTACTGTAAGGTTCGAGAGGTGTGACTAATTACCAAAAATAAGTCACGCTTAGTCGTTGACAGATGTTTCCAAAAGATGTATAATGGCTACATAAATTAATGAAAAGAGAGATTTGATTATGTCTAATTCAATTATTGTTGTTGTTTCCACTCAGTTTCGTGAGAACTATGGTGCCCACGATTGGGACGGCACGGGTTACTGTCCTCAGGCCTGGAAGCCTAAAGGGGGTGACACCTATTTCATCAACGCCTCTGCGGCGGATATCGCCAGCACTAAGTGGTGGGCCGATGTTAAGCAATCTATTGAGCACTCATCTGCGTACGCTGAAGAGTACATCATCTCTGAGTCGATTATCGACATGATTGACTTCCGTGAGGAAGACCACATCGATTTCTGGGAGTCCGCGATCTACGCGTCGGTAGACTCCGGTAAGTTGTACTGTGAGAACAAAGTTCTCAATTTCGAAAACGAGGTTGTCGGTGTCCGTCGCTGGGAGCAGGACTCTATGGGTAAAGACGCATGTTCGCTTACCAACCTTGACGAGGCTGTCAGTGAGGACTGGCGTGTCCAGAAAGAGGCGGGTATGTATGGTATCGAAGAACAGTTCGATGAATTAGAATCACTATTAGGAGTTGTATAATGAGTATGGCATACTGCGATTATATCGCACACACAATCGTTAGACCCGCAATGGTTGCGGATGGTAAAGATGATGGTGGCATCATTCGACAAGTCGGTCACGTGAAGATGGACTTGGAACCTAAAGAAGGTTATATGTTATCTACCGCCAAGCGATTAGAAGTTGTTGACTTCAATGGTAAACAGTACCGAATCACGGTAGAAGAAATAAGCTAAATTATTTAGCTAAATGCCTTGACAGATGTTTCCAAAAGATGTATAATGGCTACATAAATTAATGAAAAGAGAGATTTGATTATGACTACTAACTATATTGCATTACGTTCTAACCCCGACCTAGTTCGATTCCGAAACTACGTGTTATCCTTTTATGCCTACGACGGCCTCTACCCTGTAGAAGGTTTGTCAGTCTCCGTTGTAGAACGTGCAATTATGCAGTACCTAGAAATCTGCTCTAGTACTATCCGTCATGAAACTTGGGGTCAAGGCGACTCTCTCGATCGTGAACGTGTTCGTGACCTTATCATCGATACGTCTTCTCAAAACCTCAAAGTAAAGGAGTCAGTGTAATGAGCTTCAATACTAACCCTGCCAACGCAGTTACGTACATCACTGATCCTTCAGCGTCATTCCTGAAGGTTCCCGTTCGTGTTATCAACAATCTGAACGTAGAGATCAATAAAATCTCTGAGAATTCATTCTTCAATGATGACTTCTTCTGGTTAGAGATGAACAATGATGCTTCTCTGTTCTATGATGCCCTTGATGCGAAGTTCTTACAAGAACCCATCATGTACACTCAGACTCTTACTGAGTTGGCACACTTCCGACTCTACCCTAGATTCTCACCCAAGTCGGAGTTTGTAGCATGAGACCAGAAATGGAATTGCTAGAACATATGCTTCAAAGTCATGATTGGACCTATCACTTCAGTGATGACCATCGTGCATATGTTAGAGGGCGCGATGAGGCTCAAAAGATTCGCGTCATGATGGGTCGTCTCAAAAAGATGGGGCTCGAAGATGAGTCGTTAGAACTGCAAAATAAATACCGCCCAGATCATTTGTAATTTATTTTAAAAACGCCTTGACAAGTAATCAAAACATATGATACAATGGCTACTCAATTGAATAAGGAATCTATATTATGTCTTCCATGAACAATGTACTACAAATCGAAACTTCTGCGACTGTCGGTAAATGCCCTTGGGGTATTGGTACCGAAGTCAACAATGACCTAACTCCCGTACAGATGATGCAGAAAGCTGGTGTCGACTGGTCGGTCGAGAAAGTTCCTACTTACGCTGATTACAACGGTGAGAAAATCGCCACTGGTATGGAGGCACTTGTGCGTTCATCCGACAACTCTGTACTTACTCAGGTGGGTGGTGCATGGTCACCATGCCAGAATGAAGAGGCATTTACTTTCTTCAATGACTACTGCTCTGCGGGTGACATGGAGATGAACTCTGCGGGTTCACTCAAAGACGGTAAGATCGTATACGCAATGGCTCGCATCAAAGAGTCGTTCGACATCCTGAAGGGTGATCAAGTCGATTCATACCTTCTGTTCTCTAACCCACACGAGTATGGTAAGTCGATCGACATTCGATTCACTCCAGTTCGTGTGACTTGCATGAACACTCTGTCCCTCGCTCTAAAAGGTTCTGCAACCAACGGTATCAAAGTAAACCACCGACGTGCGTTTGACCCACAGATGGTTAAAGAGCACCTAGGTCTTGCACACGAGAAGTTTGACCAGTATAAAGAGATGGCACAGTTGTTGTCTAAGCGACAGTTCACTGCTGACACTCTGATTCAGTACTACAACTCTCTGTTCCCTTCACAGGCACCTGCCGCAGAAGTACGTGGTTACAAAGACCTCGCACCTAATGCAAAGAAAGCATACGAGTTGTTAGAGACTCAACCAGGCGCAAACTTCGGTCGTGGTTCATGGTGGCAGGCATTCAACTCTGTGACTTACCTTACTGATCACCAGTTGGGTCGTACTGCCGACGGTCGAATGACTTCTGCATGGTACGGTGCAAACCAAGTCAAGAAGAAGAAAGCTGCTGAACTTGCCGTCGAAATGGCGGTGGCGGCATGAAAGATCGATTTGATCTAGAACAAGACATCATGAACTGCTGGGGGATCACGGACGATCTCCAGTTGTTGTTAAGATTAGTCGATGAAGGGAAATATGATTCATTGTCTCCCAGTGATACCGATGACCTTGCTAATATTCTCATGGGTCTCTGCCATGTGTATGGCATGAAATTTAATAGGTTGTTTGATACATTTGGTGATTGTATCGAAGAACTCACTCCCCCAGAACCAAACCTACCAAATGACCAACGCGGCAGATTAAACGACGTTACTCCAGAAGAGTGGAATAGTTTAAGATAATTTACTCATTGGGTTCTCCCCATTTATAAATACCCTTGACATAAGGGAGAATCTAATGAGTACCTTTCACTCAGTGGCGATAACCGCCCTGCTGTGCTCTTTACTCTGGATTGGCAGCACAGCAGTTATAATTGATGAATATATAAAGGTAGTACAAATAAAAGAGTTCCAAATCAGTCAGAAAGATAACGAGCTCAGAAGAAGTAGAATTAAGATAAACAACCATGAGCAAGTATTAAGAGATCTTGTTTGGAGATGTCAGTTCAAAGAAGACATCATCATAATGAAAAAAACTTATGTGTGTTACAAAATTGATAAGGTGTAAGTAATGATTACGTTTCGTAAAGAAGTCTTTGAGGTGTTCGAGGAATACAAAGAAGCAGATTCCCGTGAAGCCCGATTAGATGTTTTGAAAAAATATGAAGACAACTGGGCGTTCAAAGATATCCTTCGGGGTTCCTTCGACGATTCTTTGGAATTTTTACTTCCAGCAGGACGCCCACCTTTCACTCCGAACAGACCGGAGTCGGCACCCTCTACCCTAACGAAGCAGCACAAGCAATTTGGAAACTTCGTGAAGGGAGGTAAGGGTGAAAATACCCCAGCGTTTAAACGCGAGAATCAATTCGTCCAGCTTCTAGAATCCGTTCATCCGGAGGATGCTGAGTACGTTCTGAAAATGGTGGCAAAGAAACCACCTTGTCGTTACATAACCAAAAAACTAGTACAGGAGGCATTTCCAAATCTGATAAGCGAGTAATCTTTTCGACAATTAACTATAACTTCTAAGGAGAATTCACAATGTCGAGTCAAGAAAAGCAGTTGAACCAAATTAACGAATTACAAAAGTTCGTGCACGATACCAGACGCCAAGCAATATATTCTCAAGGCAATTCGAATTATCAAACGAAAAGTCTTAATCAGTATTATACGATACTAAATGCGTCTACTCAACAACTTTCTCGATAAGGGGGTGATTATCTCTTCAGGTGCATTTTGTGAGATGCCTGTCGTAGTGATTGAAAAAGATTTGGAATGGATATATTATGCCACAGTATGATTTCAAGAATAAGGAAACCGGAGAGTGCAAGGAATTGTCTCTCCGGATTTCTGAGTACGACCAATGGTTAATTGACAATCCCGAATGGGTGCGTTACTTTCCACCTTCATCAGCACCTAAAATGGTGACGGGTGTTAAGTCAACCATGCGAATAGCAGGAAAGGAATGGGAGAATAAACTAACTGCAATCAAGAAGAATGCAGGGGTACAAAGCACAATAAAGGTTTAGTAGTATGAATTTTTTTAAATGGTTGGGTTCAGGTCCATCGTCGGCCGACCCAGTTGGAGACCCAAATCCTGACGAAGTAACTGTAGCAAATGCATATAAAACAAGGTGGGTATGGTATCATACTATACTTGCTATTGAAATTTTGACAACTAATATTTTGTTGGCAGCTATCTTGGTGGTACTTGCCATCAAGTTATGATAGAACTAATTCGTAAACTATGGTGCAAACCTAAAGTGAAACCGATCATGAACAGAGAAGCAGTATTCGAACAATTAAAGATTGACGAAGGAGTCGTCTATGAGATTTACCTCGACCATCTCAACTATCCCACGTTCGGTGTTGGGCATCTCATCAAGGAAAGTGACGGCGAGTACGGCGCTTCAGTCGGAACGAAAATTTCCCCCGAAAGAGTTAGCGAGGCATTCGACCACGACCTCAACGTCGCAATCTACGAATGTGCTGTACTATACGGAGACGGGTTCCACTGTTGGCCAGATGAGGTACAGCAAATCTTGGTTAACATGATGTTTAACCTAGGTAGACCAAGACTAAGTAAGTTCAAGAACATGTATCTTCATTTACAAAATGAGGATTGGGTGAACGCGGCAGTTGAAGGCCGTGATTCGAAATGGTATCGACAAGTGACAAATCGAGCAGAACGCTTGATGACAAGGTTAGAGAATGTCTAATGTGATTTTTCAATATATGATCGTGAGTGACGCAGTAGATGCTCGCGGTGATATTCCGGGCTGGGACGGTTCGCGTTCTTCCCTCTATAAAGAAGTTGCGGATATATCCCGTACATCATTCGAACAATACGCAAAGAAGATTGGTGCAGAACACGTTTACTCAGATGAACGAGTTGCAACCAAAGGTCATGGTTGTTCTACATCGTTGCTGCATGAATGCGCACGTGTATGGCTAGATCCTATGTTCGATCAATACTACAACCTATTATTCGTTGACACAGACATTGTAGTCAACACTGAAGAAAATATCTTTGATCAGATGGAGTCTGGTGCCGAAGTCTACGGTGTCCTAGAGTCAGACTTCGTTACCGCCAATGGTGGTGGGTACAATTCATGGGATTACAAAGACGATAACTATCGAGACTTCTGTCGCAAGTTCGAGATGCATGACTGTCCTATCGTCCCTGTAATGCCACCTAACCGACCATCTAAACTAACCATTATGAATACAGGGGTGGTCCTGTGGTCCAAGGAGGCGCGTCTACGTGCACGTGAACTGTTCATGGCGTGGGAAGACTGGTGCTACACTGGTGACTTCCATATGTCTATCATGAACGATCAGCCTTACATCTCTGCACAGTTGATGAAACATGAGTTTGATGTAGAGACTATCGACACCACTTGGAATGATTCTCCTCACTATGAGACCGAACAAGAGTTCTTTGATAACGCAAAGTTCTGTCACTACACTGGTGGTGAGTGGAAAGTCGATATGGTAAAGCATTGGAATGACAATCGTTATAAGACTTCCAAATTCACAAGAGCACTATTTCCGTAAATATTTTCAAAATAAGTATTGACAGACCTCTCATATATTGTTATAATATCTATTCAATGTGGGAGGTTTTTTTATGCGAGCAAGTAAACAGTTAGTAGAAGATTTAGTTTATCATTACATCTATCAACACCCTTCTGGCAATCCAGATTGGGGAGGTATTCAAGTCGCCCTTGCTGATTATGGGTTTACTTCAGGTCAAGTGTTTGAGATTTTAAATGATATTAGGCAAGGTGGAACTGGAGATGTCCAGTTTCTAACGGAGGGGTGATGAGAGATAAAGTCATACTAGTAGATTGTGATGGTGTTCTACTAGACTGGATGTACGGATTTAAGCAGTGGATGAAACGCCACGGGTACATCATGAAGAATCCAGACGTATACGACGTAGGTGTCATGTACGGTCTAGAACGTAATGAGAAGCGACGACTCTGTCGCATGTTCAATGAGAGTGCAACTATTCGTAAACTGCCTCCATTGCGAGATGCCATCAAGTATGTTCGAAAGTTACACGAAGAACAAGGTTACGTATTCCACGCAATCACTTCTTTAAGTAACGATGAATACGCACAACACCTACGTACCAAGAATCTGTGTGAGATGTTTGGTCCGACTGTGTTTGAGAAGTACGTCTATCTCGATACAGGCGCAGACAAAGACGAAGAGCTAGAATTCTATCACGGTACTGGATGTATCTGGATAGAAGATAAAGTAGAGAACGCCATCGCTGGTGCAAAGGTTGGTCTTGAGTCACTTGTGATCGAACATGACTATAACACCGATTGTGACTTCCCACGTATGCGTAACTGGAAAGATATATACGAGTACATAACAGGAATTTAATCCCGCTCAAGGTAGCATGTCGGGGGACTTCGGTCCCCCTTTTTTTTATATAAATAACTATTTAATCTGACAATACAGGTGAATGATGAGATATGTAGGTTACAGTGAATTTTATCACGACTCAGGATTTGCTATCATCAATGAAGATGGTACAGTAGAGTTCGCGACTCATGGCGAACGTTACTCCAAAAAGAAAAACGACCCGAATATTCCCGATGTACTCTGGGACATGATAAATGATGATGACCATGTGTCTTTTTATGAAGATCACGGTATCAAGTTTGATATGCGTGGCGGAGTTGATGCAACGGGTAGAACTCCAGAGACGATTCAAAAATCTGAGGCATTCGAGAAGTTTCCTTATCCAGAAGCGTCAGTCTACGACGCACACCATCTACACCACGAGTCACACTGCGCCTCTGCGTTCTACACGCGTCCGTGGGATTCATCTGAAGATACTGTCCTAGTCTCTATCGATGGTGTTGGTGAGTTGCAGACCGCCTGCATCATGGATCACAAGTTCAATCTAATCAAAGAATGGCACTACCCTAAGTCGGTAGGTCTAGTCTATACCCTCACAACTAAGTTCCTAGGTCTACGTCCACTCGAAGATGAGTACGTGGTAATGGGGTTGTCTGCGTACCATGAAACGTGTCCTAAGTCAAGCGCAATCACCGATTGGTTGATTCGATGGTACGAAAACCTGTCTGACATCGCTCCGGAAGTTTCTCTAGGTATTGCAGTAGGCGCCCCAGAATCTAAACGTGAACAAGATCGTAAAAAGTTCCGGCGAGAATTCAAACGACGTATTCTATCTGTAGAAGATAAAGTCGCTGCACGAGCAACCCAAGACTTTGCTGATTATGCGATCATGGGTATAATGCGCGAAGCGTCTAAATACGGTAATAAGTTATGTTATTCTGGCGGGTGTGCACAAAACGTTGTGATCAACTCCAGATTATTTGAACTGTTTGATGAGGTACATATTGCAGTATCTCCGACCGACGCGGGGTCTGGTTTGGGGACAGCAGCCCGATCATGGGCAAAGGCAACCGGAAAAGACAAATTAATATGGAGTCCTTATGCGGGGCATAATATCGAAAGGGATGTTAATCCTAGCAGTATCGTCGATCATTTACTTGAACATCGCTATTGTGGAATTGCTAGTGGACGGGCTGAGTTCGGTCCTCGTGCTCTTGGCAACCGCTCCCTTAT